TTAGCTACTATTTCAGGATCTGTAAGCAAAGGTGCTATGCAGTTTGCACAGATCAGTGGTGCAGTACAAAAACTAAGACCACAGTTTGCTAGTCTAGGCATGACCGTGGAAGAAACTGGAATGTTTACAGCCAGTTATCTAACACAGCAGCAGCATTTAGGTCAGTTACAAAATATGTCTGTTCGACAGCAAACACAAGGAGCCATACAATACAATCTAGAACTAGATAAGATGGCTAGAGCTACAGGAATACAGAGAAAAGCTCTAGACGACGCAAATCAACAAGCGATGTTAGATACTAAGTCAAGGTTAGCATTAATGAACTTAGAAGGGCCTGCGAGGTCTAGATTCACAGCTAGAATGACTCAATTAACATCAACCGGAGCAGGTGAAATAGCAGATGTTATAAAAAATTTAGTAGCTACTCAAGGTTTAGTAATGCCTGGTATGGAAAAAGTAGTTTTAGCATTTAGAGATGCCGGTGTGGATATTACAAAGATTACAAGAGAAATATCTGCTGGTAATGCAAATGCTATCGTTGAGTTAGAGCAAGGAATAATGAAAGCTGGTAGTATCGGTAAAAATTTAGAAGGTGCCGATAGATCTCTAGCAGGTTTGGGATTAGTTACAGGAAAAACAGTTCCACAACAATTCCTAGCAATGTTAGCACCGTTAGCAAACGGAATGGGAAATGTAGAAACGGCAGCAAATGATCAAAAAACTGCAATCAACGATGCTACGAAAAATCTAGCAAACTTCGACGGCGTGATACTAGAAGCTAGGAATAAACTCAGCGAAGCATTGATGCCTGCCTTAGATCAAATGATGAATACTGCAGGGAGTTTCGTGAATCTCATGGGGCCAGATGGTCCGTTTTTAAAGGCAATATCGAGTGCGGCTACTAATGTATCTGATTATATAAACAAGTTCATAGAAGACGCACAATCAACAGACATCATACAGGCTTTCCAAAATCTCTGGAATAAATTATACTCCGATTCCTTGCCTTATGTTGAGAAATATTGGAATGAACTACTGGCATACAGCAAGGCTGTTATATTACCTAAATTATCAGATTTAGGAGATTCGCTGAAGAAAGGTATATACGACCTTTTTACAAATCCAACGGTGGTCAGTGCCCTCATAGGAGGCATCGGGCTACTATTAGGCGGAAGTTTGATTAAAAGCGCAATACTAGGCATACCCGGTTCTATACTAGATGCTGGAAAGTCTGCCAAAGATGCCTATAAAGGTGCTGCTAATCCTCCAGGAGGCGGCCCAGTAGCTCCCGGTGCTGCTAACAGGGCTGCGATCGGTGCTGGAACAACAGGTCTAATAAAAAATCTAGGCAAACAAGCATTAAAGTTTATTCCAGGGGTTGGTCTGGTAATGGGCGCAGAAGAGATCGGAAGTACGTTATTAGACTCTAATCTTACTTCGGATCAAAAAACTGTTAATGTCGCAGGAACTGCCGGCGGAATGGCCGGCGCCACAGCCATGGGAGCCACTGGAGCTGCCCTGGGAACACTAGCTGGCCCAATAGGTACGGTTGTCGGTGGTTTGTTAGGTAGTATATTCGGATATTTTGGCGGCTCGTATGCCGGCAAATCTTTGGCAGAAAAAAGCGTCACCGGTATCAGCAACCAAAAACCAACTCCGCCTGCCGCAGAAACTCCAGCAACCAAATCTGCCGTAGAATCTAAGCCGGCGATGCTAGAAAAAACATCAGCCATTACTGATACAAATACACAGCTAGCTGAGTTAAATACTACAATGACACGAGTCGCAGTATTGTTAGAAGATAATAATAAACTTCTTCGAAATGTAAAAACTAATACTAGGGCTACTTCCGGGAATCTAGCATAATGAGTTGGAAAAGACATTTTTCATCTGTACAAGGAGCAGCGTCGGGTGCGATATCACCGATATCTGGGTCCGGATCAGGCAGCAGACCAGGCCCAGCTAGGACAAATTATAGCTCCTATCTTCCTGACGTTTACAGCGGCAGTCCTAATCGGGTTGAGCGTTACATGCAGTATGATACCATGGATTGGGATTCAGAAGTAAACGCTGCCCTAGACATACTCGCAGAATTCTGCACACAAAAAAACAAGGAAAACGGTACACCGTTTACCTTAAATTTTAAAGGAAAACCCACAGGCACCGAGATACAGATTCTCAAAGAATATCTGCAGCAATGGTGCAAACTACAAGAACTTAATACTAGAATATTCCGTGTAGCACGTAATCTTTTCAAATACGGAGACGGGATATTCATCAGAGATCCTGAAACGCAGAAATGGTACTACGTCGATCCAGCTAAAGTTACTAGGATCATAGTCAACGAAAGCGAGGGCAAGAAACCCGAACAGTATGTGATCAGAGACATCAATGTCAACTTTCAAGAACTAGTAGTCACACAGATCAATCCCAACACGCAGAATCAACAACCTGGCGGTGCTGCCTATGTACAAGGTGGTAGCGGTGCTCGAGGCATGGTCGGCAACTATCCTCAAGCCGCAGGTACTAGATATAACATCGCACAGAACGAGTTTGCTATAGATTCTAAACACATCGTACACATCAGCCTAAGCGAAGGTCTAGACAACAACTATCCTTTTGGTAACAGTCTTTTAGAATCTGTGTTCAAAGTCTACAAGCAGAAAGAACTGTTAGAAGATGCTATCATCATCTATCGAGTACAGCGTGCTCCGGAACGCAGAGTGTTCTACATCGACGTAGGAAACATGCCCAGCCATCTCGCTATGGGATTCGTTGAGCGTGTAAAGAATGAAATACATCAGCGCAGGATTCCGAGCTCGACAGGTGGGGGATCTGTGATAGATTCTGCTTACAATCCGTTGAGTATCAATGAAGACTACTTTTTCCCTCAGACCGCAGAAGGCCGCGGAAGCAAAGTCGACACACTACCAGGCGGTACAAATCTAGGCGAAATCGACGATTTAAAATATTTCACTAATAAACTGATGCGTGCTCTGCGTATCCCCAGCAGCTATCTACCAACTGGTGCAGATGACAGCCAGAGCCAATACAACGACGGTAGAGTCGGAACTGCTTACATACAAGAGCTAAGATTTAACAAATACTGCGAAAGACTGCAGAGTTTGATGGTAGGAGCCTTTGATCAAGAGTTTAAGTTTTACCTCTATAATAAAGGTGTTAACATTGATTTCAGCATCTTTGATCTTAGATTCCAAAGTCCGCAGAACTTTGCTGCTTACAGGCAGGCTGAACTAGATAATCAACGTATCAGTACGTTCTCGCAGATGGTACAATTGCCATTCGTTTCTAAGAGATTTGCTCTTAAGAGATTCCTTGGAATGACTGATGAAGATATCGCAGAAAACGAGCAGCTCTGGAAAGAAGAAAACGGTGAAGGCAAGCCTATATCAGATGCTGCCGGCGAACTCAGGGGCGCTGGAATCAGCCCCACAGGCATAGAAGCTGACATAGGAGATGCGCAGGGCACTGAAGAAGCGCCTGCTGACATGGAAGTGCCCGACATGGGCGCAGAAACTCCGGCTGCTGGAACACCTCCTCCGGTATAAATATTTCTATGATATTGAGAGAACTATTTTATTTCAATAGAGATACCGGCGATATGTATCAGAATGATAGATATCTCTCTTCTCGCGATAAGACTCCGCTGGAATATTCGGACACTAGAAAGACTAGATTGACTCTGGGACAGATCAACGAGATACGTAGGGCCGCAGAATCTCACATCAAAGAACAGCAGAAAGAGCTGGAATTCATAGCCAGGATGTACAGCACACCACCAGCAGAAGCATAGAGATGACGATATCTTTCGTGCTGGGCAACGGGCGTAGCCGCCTAGCAATCGATCCTCAACTACTAACACGCAAAGGAAAAACATATGGTTGCAATGCCATATACAGAGATTTCCTTCCTGATTACCTCATAGCAGTTGATCCTAAGATGATCGTAGAAATCAATGAAAATCGAGTGCAATATACCACACATGTTTGGACTAATCGCAATTCTAGATTTAAAACTTTTGACAGATTAAATTTTTTCGAACCCAGTAAAGGGTGGAGCTCAGGACCGTCGGCGCTGTTATTGGCCAGCATGCACAAATCTACCGAGGTTTATATCCTAGGGTTTGACTATCAAGGCATAGAAGGACGACTGAACAATGTCTATGCTGATACACAGAATTATAGGAAAAGCACAGATCCTGCTACCTATCACGGTAATTGGTCGCGGCAGACCGAAATGATAGTAAAAGAGCATCCGGACATCAACTACTATAGAGTCACAGACCCTAATCCTTTAGTCCTCGATTGGAACAATAATTATAAAAATTTTCGTAATATCACTTACACAGAGTTTAAAGATAAGTTTTCCTTATAAAACGATCTATTTTTAACCGGTATTGACCGGTTTTTTTACGATAATATTAAATACTTCGACAGCCTTTAGGGATAGATTATCTCTTTTAATTTAACAAACAGGAGAAAGACATGTCTGATAGAAATAAACTAGAACAGATGCTTGAGCATCTGGTTAACGATAACAGAGAAAAAGCCGAGGAACTATTCCACGAACTAGTGGTAGCAAAATCTCGCGAAATTTACGAAAATCTGCTTGACGATGATGTACAAGT